TAGCCGGACGCATATTGTCACATTCAAACAAAAATCCTGAGGAGGATGCAGATACATGGATATATTTGCAAAAGTAAGAGAATTCAACGAAACAGTACTAAATGACCCATTTCCATCAAAGCCCGCAAGGTCAATACCCGACAAGGTTAAGACCCACCTTCCGGTCTTTATTGAAGAGGAGTTAAATGAGTTAAAACAGGCAATAAGCAACCAAGATGCACCCGAGACGGTAGATGCTCTGGTTGATCTCGTTTATTTCGCGCTAGGCGGCATGCACCAAATGGGTGTCGACGCCAATCGTGCTATCGGGATAGTGCACCAAGCCAATATGGCCAAAAAGCGAGGCGTAAAGCCTAGCCGAGGCCTTGAAGGTGATGCCACTAAGCCATCTGATTGGACCCCACCGGATCTATCAGTTTTATTTGACTAATGTTTGCGAGTACGGCCTCTCGCGCCCCGGCCGACCTCCTCACGGCTAGCAGACTGTCTCCCTGCACTCAAAAGGCCCCTTAATTTGATTCATTAAAAGCTCAATGTGCCTTTAATGAACTAGTTCTAATGACTCCTGAGGAGGAATCACCAATGGCAGGACGAAAACGCAAACCGGAGGCCCTTAAGAAACTTGAAGGGACCTTTCGCAAAGACCGGGCAACCAGTTCAGTAAGTGTCCCGGCAGGAATTCCAGAGAAGCCTGTTTGGGCCTCAAACGACCCAATCACAGATGTTTTATACGACCAAGTTGCAGCGCATTGCTACTCAATGGGTGTCGGAACAGGTGTTGACGCTATGGGCTTTGCGCTGTTAGCAGACCAGCTAACGATGTACTTAAGACTGCGTGCCATTGTGCAAGCTGAGGGCACCCTGGTTGAAGTTGAGGGAAGCGCTGGTAATAAGAATATGAAAAGTCACCCAGCACTAGCTCAAATGAATGTCGCCTATAGCAACATTACCAAAATGATGACTGAGTATGGGCTAACCGCCGCTGCGCGCACTAAAGTTGATGCCAACAAGCCAATAGAGGTGGACTCTTTTTCAGCGTTCCTAGGTAACAAGTAGTGCTGAGACAAGCCTGGCGCCTGTGGGCATTAGCTATGGGCGAAAAAGCGTCATCCAACAATCGAGAGTCTGATGCAATAGCAGTAATTCGCACTATTGTCGTACTCATTAACCTAATCACCGCCTGCTTTATTACAGCCAACATTCTTGTTGGTTGGGGTGTGATTTCTCTATCTTAAAGGAAGTGCTTTGTTTATGAAAAAACCAATCATATATGAGTGGTGTGAAACTGCTCGCCGTTATGTGGCACCGGCCCAAAAACCCGCGCCTGTATCAGCCCCACCTAAGAAAAAGCCAGCTGCTAAGCCTGCTAAGTAAGTCCAAAGTCTGAGGAGACCCACAATGCAGAACGATTCCGTCGGGTGGGACTACGCGCGACAAGTCGTCAGTGGTCAACTACCTGCATCACGAATACTTATACACGCCTGTCAAAGGGCACTCAACGATCTTGAAAGCAGCCAGGACGCCAGCAGCACCTACTACTATGATGCTGCTGCGGCAAACCATTGCATCAAGTTCTTTGGGTTTTTGTCACACCTAAAAGGCCCACTTGCTGGGCGTCCATTAGAACTAGCCGACTGGCAGATTTTTATTGTCTCCCAGTTGTATGGCTGGATGCGTAGATCGGACAACTACAGGCGTTACCGGACGGCCTATGTAGAAGTACCACGTAAATCGGGCAAGTCTACTTTTTGCTCGGGTCTTACGTTGTATGCACTCATAGGTGATTCCGAAAACGCCGCTGAAGTCTATGCGGCCGCGACTACTCGTGATCAAGCGCGCATCGTATTTGGGGATGCCCAAGCGATGGTGAAGAAGTCGCCGCAGCTCCTGGAGCACTTAAAGTGCCACAGGTCTGCAACGCTGCATGAGGCCTCAGGTAGTAAGTTCGAGCCACTGTCTTCTGATGCTGGTTCGCTGGAAGGGCGTTCACCTAGCTTTAGCGTGGTGGATGAGCTCCATGTGCACCGAACGTCAGAAATCTGGGACGTGCTCAACGTCGCTTCAGGAGCACGCGCTCAACCAATTATCTTTGCAATCACTACCGCGGGAACAAACCGGGAAGGGATTTGCTACGAAATTCGAGAGTATTGCACCAAGGTGCTAGATCCTCACCTAGACGTAAATGACGACACTTTTTTTGCAGCAATTTGGGGTATTGATGAAGAAGATGACTGGCGCGACCCCGCAGTTTGGCGCAAAGCTAATCCAGGATATGGCATATCGGTCTTTCCTGATGATCTTGAGCGTATGGCAAAGCAGGCTATGGAGTCACCCAGCGCTGAGACTAACTTTCGTACTAAACGGCTTAATCAGTGGATGAGTTCAAGCTCTGCCTGGATTAATTCCCAAGATTGGGACCAGTCCGCAGGCGACAGGCCTCCCATTGAGCACTTTGCAGGCAAACCCTGCTACATCGGGCTTGATCTGGCGTCGGTATCTGACTTTGCGTCCATGGCTATTGTGTTTATGGAAAATGGCAAAATGTACCCCTACCTAAAACACTATTTACCTGAAGACACTGTTACAGGCACCAGCGGTTTTATTGGTGTCAAGTATCGAGAGTGGACTAACGCCGGCTTTATTACTGCAACAGAGGGCAACATTACAGATTTGTCATATATCGAGGAAGATGTCCTTGATGCTATGGGCAAATTTAACGTGCGCGAAATTGCATACGATGCTTATGGCGCGACGCAGCTTTCCGCCTCTTTGGTTGATAAAGGCGCGCCAATGGTCAAGTTCTCCCAGGGAATTATGGCCATGTCTGACCCCTCAAAAGAGCTCGAAAAAGCGGTAAAGGCAAAGCTACTGTGCCATGGCCGTGACCCTGTTCTGTCCTGGATGATGTCTAACTGTGTTTTGTACATCGACCCCAATGACAATATCAAAATTAAGAAAGAAGGCAAAGGTAACAAGATCGATGGCGTGATCGCTTTGGTAATGGCCCTTGGCCGACTAAAAGTGAATGGCGGTCTCATTTCAAATGTCTACAGCAAGCGCGGATTGCGCTCACTTTAATCTAACACTCAGGAGGCCATTATGGCTTTATTTAACTGGGGCCGCTCTCAAGAGAAAGCTGCACCAATTAGCCTGCCATTTAATAGCTCTGCGCTGTCTGACTTTTTCTCGAGTTACACCTCGGCCACAAAGACTGTCACTTCAGAGCAGGCAATGCGCATGAATACCGTCTACAGCTGCATCAAGGTTTTGTCAGATACTATGGCGACATTACCTTGCCACCTGTATCGCGAAACAACCGCTGGCACGGAAATGCACAAAGCAGCGCCGCTGCATGATCTTATTCGCAATAACCCCAACGAGTACCAAACAGGCGCTGAGTTTTTTGCGTATGTAATGGTCAACCTATGCCTCAATGGTAATTTTTACGGATACGTTAACCGCACATCATCGGGCAAGGTTGTTGAAATTCTGCCGCTTAAGTCTGAAAACGTAACGGTACTACAGGATCAACAATACAACATCCTGTACAAGATCACGTTTGACAACGGTAAAGAAGATGTCTTGGGACCTAGCGAAATATTGCACATTCGTGGCATGTCGCTAGATGGTCTTACGGGCATTTCACCAATCACATACAACGCCAATTCAATCGGCGCAGGTATGGATGCGCGGGATTACGCTGCCAATGTTTTTACAAACGATGCAACACCTCGTGGCATTTTGCATACCGATGGCATATTGGACGATGACTCTTTTGAAAACATCAAAGCGTCCTGGAACGCTGGCCATCAGGGTGTAGCAAACAGCCATAAGGTTGCTATCCTTGAGCAGGGCTTAAAGTTCCAGCCGATTTCGCTGTCACCAAATGATGTTCAGCTGCTTGACGCCCGGAAGTATACCCGGTCAGAAATATGTGCGATGTATCGAGTGCCCCCACACATGATAGGGGACCTAGACAGGGCAACCTTTTCCAATATTGAGCACCAGGATTTAGCTTTTTATAAAGCAACCATGCTGCCCTACATTATGCAGATTGAAGCACGGCTCAATAAGGCGTTGCTCAACGTTAACACACAGCACTTCAAGTTTGATGTTTCCAACCTCTTGCGAACCGATATGGCCACAAGGGTTGAAACCTACAACACGCTAATTGCTGCTGGAGTCATGAATCCTAACGAAGCCCGACAAGAGCTTGGCTATAACCCCCGAGAGGGTGGTGACGAGTTCGTAATGCAGTCAAACAACTTACAGTTTGGTAATGAGGCTGACAAACAACCACAGGAAAAACCTGATGACGAATAAGAAGATGATCCTGGCATTTGATCACAAAACTTTTGCTGTGGATGGCACAGATGAACGCAAGTTCTCTGGGTACGCCAACACGTTCAACCATAAAGACCGGGCTGGTGACATTACGCAGCTTGGCGCGTTCCAAAAGTCTATTGCAAAACATGCTGAAGCCGGAACAAAGGTCAAGATGCTTGCGCATCACGATACCACGCGACCCATTGGGGTCTGGACGTCTATGCGCGAGGACGACAAAGGTCTTTATGTCGAGGGCCGTTTGACCAAAGGCGTGCGCGATGCTGATGAGGCCTACGCACTATTAAAAGACGGAGCACTCGATGCAATGTCAATCGGATACCGAGTTGTGCACGAAGAGTATGACCGGAAATCCGGCGCAAATTTACTTCATGAAATAGACCTTCATGAAATATCTCTGGTAGCAATACCGGCAAACCAAGAGTCTGTCGTGACCGCCGTGAAATCGGACCATGACATTCGATCCCTAGAGAAGGTCCTGCGTGATGCAGGGGTCTCTCGAAAAGATGCCAAGGCCATTCTGGCCAAAGGTTTCTCCGGGATAGACGAGGCGCGTGATGCTCCAGAAGACGACTCAAATACCGCACAAGTTGAAACTCAGGCTGAGTTGAAACGAATGCTTAACATACTGAATGGTAAAAAATATGACTGATGTAATTGTTGAAAAGCAGGCTGAAGAAGTGACGTTGAAAGCCGTTGCTGACGCACTCGAAGTGTCTACTGCACAAACGGATGCGCTTATTGAAACTAAAGCCACTGTTGACGCTGTTGAAGCTGTAAAAGCGGACGCTGACGCTCAAATCAAAAACCTCAATGAAAAGATGGAAGCGTTAGAAGCTAAAGCTGCTCGCCCAGATCTTTCAACTCAATCTATTAAGGAATCCAACACAATGGACAACAAAGATATGCTTGCAACTTTTGCTCGCAAAGGCGTCGAAGGACTTCGCGCAAAAGCTGCTGACGTACAAATCTCAGTAGACGCACAAGGTGGATTTGCTCTACCAACTGAAGTTGCTTCAAACATCATCCAGCTGCAGCACGAGAGCAGCCCAATCCGTGGCCTAGTTGGCGGCATTAGCACCTCAACTACTGACTACTCTCAGTTAGTATCAGTTGGCGGCTCAGCAAGTGGCTGGGTTGGCGAAACAAGTGCTCGCCCAAACACTGGCTCACCAGAGCTCAACAAGATCTCCGCAGTATTTGGAGAAGTATATGCAAGCCCTAAAGCCTATCAGCACGTCCTTGAAGATGCGTTCTTCAATGTCGAGTCGTGGTTGGCTGGAGAGGTTGCTCGTGAATTCTCTGAGCAAGAGAATGTTGCATTCTTGAACGGTAACGGCGTCAACAAGCCTGTCGGCATCTTGAATGGTCTGGACACTTCTGCTGCATACGTTGCCGGCGATGCTACTCGTGACTTTGGTAAGTATCAGGTTATCAAGTCAGGACAGGCGTCTTCTTTGGGTGCTACTTCTGACGCTGTGATCAACTTACTGCGCTCAGTAGTTTTGAACACCAAAACTGGCTATCTTGGCAACGCCAAGTGGATGATGAGCCGCGCTACTCACAACGTATTGGTCGATCTAAAGACCACCGACGGTGAATACTTCCTACAGCGTGACATCACTGAAGCTGCTGCTGGTCGCATTTTCGGATACGAGATTGTGATCAACGAAGATATGGCCGAAATCGGTGCTGGCAACATGCCTATCGTGTTTGGTGACTTCGCAGCTGGCTATCAGGTTGTGGACCGTGTTGGCGTTTCTATGCTTCGCGACCCATACAGCGCTCATGGTGCTATCAGCTTCTACACACGCAAGCGTGTTGGCTCAATGTTATTGAACACCGAAGCTCTGAAGGTAGTTGCAATCGCAGCTTAATTTTAGACGCTCAAAATTGGTCGGCCCTTCGGGGTCGGCCTCTTATTAATTAAAATAAACTAAGGAATATTTTATGTCATACGCACTAAAACTATTCACGGCTCCAAGCCTCACAGTGTCCTATGACTCTGATGTGACTCAGTTCGAGACCCGAGGGAACCGTACAGGAATTTTCCAAACTAACTGCAACAGTGGCGACACCGTCAAGTTGCAAGCAAGACTCAGCTCCGACTTCAACTGGATAGATGTACTCACTGTGTCAGACGCCGATGCGCAACAGGAAGTAGTCATGTCTCCAGAGTTTCGAGTCGTGGTAACTAATACAAGTGGTCTAGAAGTTCTAGCCGCTATGCACGTCTAGGAGACCCTCATGTCTATAGAAGTGAACAATACAGGCATGGTGCCTGAGCCTAACCCAACTAAGTCTGAAATTGATGCCTTGGGTATTTCAGCCGGAACACTGAACGGCTACACAATTTCGGTTGTTGCTGAAGTTCCAGCGACTCCTGTGGCTAACACAATTTATTTAGTGGAGGAGTAGTCATGTACACGACTTACCTAAATATCGCTGAATACGAATACGTTGAAATTGATGATAAAACAATAATATTTAAAGTTATGAAAGACGATGGAAGCGTAGAGGATGTTGAGGTGGACACTAGTGGTCCACGAGCACAGTTTGCTCTAGGGGGAACCTTTGAAGAACTCAACTCCGATGTACTTGGTAACTTATTATCCGCATTGGAGACTAAATAATGGCTATTTATTGGTGCGACCCCTACATTGAATCGCCGTCTGGCGGAGTTCACGGAACTACAGGTTCAGGCACGGCTGGATCATATTCTAATCCATACAGCATAGACAACCTACCAGAAAGCGGATACTCCAATGGTGATGAAATTCGATTAAAAGCCTTACCCACAAATCCTTGGATAACTGGACCTGCTTGGATAAGCGGCGTAACAGATTTAAAAACTTACGTTAATGGAAACTATGGTGTTTACTTCGACTCTGCCCCTGCTCAACATTCCTTTTTAAAGTACACCACCATAAAGGGCGATGAGCAATACGTTAATTGGGGCACGCACACCACCAACACTCTAGATGCTTTTGCCGGAGTCTGGAGGACTGGTGTTCCGTATGCAGATTTGACTCAACCGGCATATCAACTAGACCCTCAATATTACCTAAGTAATTTAGTTACTCCTAATAAGGCCGACCTATTAAAGGGTCCAAACTTTCTGCTAACGACGCTAACGGCAGGCTGGGTTTCTGAAACAACACGCGGTGGGGAAACAATTATTCACCGTGTAAACCCTACAGGGTATACCGAGAATTGGTTTGGAGCGTCTGCCATCTTTGGTAATAAAATGACCGTAGATGCTCCTGAGTTAACGATCTCACATTCAATGAATACTTCAAGCATGAGGATGTATATTTACGGAGAGACTGTTGAACTTCGCGACATCAATATGCGAAATACGTTTAGCTCCTCTAACAAAATGTATATTAAAACAGCCCTCACGTTTAAAGCAAATTGTCTTACCTCTGGAGGCTACATCTACCTGTACTCCCCCTATTATGACACGGCGGCTACTCAAGGCGTTAACAGAGACATCAAGCACTTGTTGCTGGGCTATTATTTTAAATATGAGAGGCAAGGAGATTCGGGACCTATCAATTTCAAGTTTAAAAACTTAGGGACATACTATTATGATCATAACAATACTCATACTGTACATCTCTCGTACTACGACGATTTTTGGTTGAACTGCCTATTTAAATCTGGCAGTGGAGTCCCCACAGAAATGGATGTAACTTCCTCAGTCAATATGGCTACCACCCCCGCTTTTCAAAAATCTGCCGTTTTGCTTGGACCTAAATTTGAATCTAATTTCAGTAGTTATAGAGATACTAAATCAACTATAAGTACCTATAATCAATACTTAGTATTAGGTGCCACGGTTGATGTATCAAAGGGTGATGTTTATTTCAGAGACTTAAACCAGTCTTCGAGTACTACTTTGGAAAATACGACAACGCACTTCGTCACTTCTCCAAATAATTACAATGAAAGTTTTAGGCAAAGCAAGTTCTGGGGAGTAGATAGAAACTCAGGCAGGCAAGTAGCATTCTGCCCCGTTATGAATCGCGATAAAGATATGATGCTAATGTACAACTCTACGGAGTATGGTGGCAAATTAGTCTATCACCTTATGCCTCACCAGTACGCTGGTTTCGATCGTGTTTACCTACCTATGCCTACAGGTGTCAGTGAGATCACATCTACCTCAAATTATCGTTTAAAGGTTACGTTAGGTGGGACTACAGTCGGATCTGTTAATGTCAAAGGGTATCTGGATGGTAATGGTACCAGTGATGACTGGAATTTATCGCCATTTAATGTATTTACAATAAATGCCAGTTCTGGTGGGTCAGGTACTGTGGTATACAGCGACTCAATTAGTGCGTCCGAAATTCACGGCGCACAGCAACTAACGCTAATACTTCAATTAGGGCAAATTTACGCAGGATCGAGCGACTCAGATTATGATGTTGCCAAGATCTGTATAGAGAGTATTGAGTTGGAGGCGGTCTAATGCACTTAAAACTCGGAACAGTATTGCCTTACCTAAAACTAGGCACTACGCAAGCAGGTGCGCCACCTACAACTACTCCAGTCGGGTTCCTCACTGCTAGTCTGAATAATACAAACTATTCGGTCTATGTAGCTAATGTCTCGGCAGTGCTCACTCGTATAGCCAGCGCACAGTAACGCTAAAGCCCTCTCCCTTCGGGGAGGGCCTCTTTCCAATCGAATAAACAACTATAACGGAGGCCACATGGCCCTTTTTGACAGCATTGCTGCGTCATTTGATGGCGTACAGACGACTTTCACATTGTCAGTCAATGGCGCGCCTCTATCAGTCCCAACCCCACGAGATTTGGATATATCAATCGGTGGAGTCGTGCAATATGAAATTACAGACTTCAGTATCTCTGGTAGTGAAATAACATTTAACAACGCGCCGCTTGCCGGAGATTTATTTCGTGGTGAGTATTTTGAGATCACTACCATTGTTGGTCCTGATGGCGCTCAAGGCGCAACAGGCCCGCAAGGTACTCAAGGCATCCAAGGTGAAATAGGTGCCACTGGCCCGCAAGGTACTCAAGGCACCCAAGGTGAAATAGGTGCCGCTGGTCCACAAGGTGAAATAGGTGCCGCTGGTCCACAAGGTGAAATAGGTGCCGCTGGTCCACAAGGTACTCAAGGCATCCAAGGTGAAACCGGCAGCCAAGGCCCTCAAGGAGCTACAGGCGCTGCGGGAGTTACTGGGGATGATGGAGCCACAGGCACACAAGGTCCCCAAGGTTTACAAGGTGCCACAGGTCCACAAGGTGATGCTGGTGCTACAGGCACACAAGGTCCCCAAGGTTTACAAGGTGCCACAGGTCCCCAAGGTGCTATGGGCACAGCAGGAACTGACGGCAACGATGGCGCTATAGGTCTACAAGGTCCACAAGGTCCACAAGGCTCACAAGGTGCTGCTGGCGCAGCGGGCGCTAATGGCGACGACGGTGCACAAGGTCTACAAGGAAACACTGGACCACAAGGCGCTACAGGAGCTGCTGGCGACGATGGTGCTCAAGGTCCACAAGGAAACACTGGACCACAAGGACCACAAGGACCACAAGGTGCTGCAGGAGCTGATGGCGACGATGGTGCTCAAGGTCTACAAGGAAACACTGGACCACAAGGCGCTACAGGAGCTGATGGCAACGATGGTGCTCAAGGTCCACAAGGAAACATTGGTCCACAAGGTGCTACTGGCGCTACAGGAGCTGATGGCAACGATGGTGCTCAAGGTCCACAAGGAAACATTGGTCCACAAGGTGCTACTGGCGCTGCAGGATCTGACGGCAACGATGGTGCTACAGGTCCACAAGGAAACATTGGTCCACAAGGTGCTACTGGCGCTGCCGGATCTGATGGCAACGATGGCGCTACAGGTCCACAAGGTCCACAAGGAAACATTGGTCCACAAGGTGCTACTGGCGCTGCAGGATCTGACGGCAACGATGGCGCTACAGGTCCACAAGGCGCTACAGGCGCTGCAGGATCTGATGGCAACGATGGCGCTACAGGTCCCCAAGGTCCACAAGGCGCTACAGGCGCTGATGGCGACGATGGTGCACAAGGTCTACAAGGAAACACTGGACCACAAGGTCCCCAAGGTCCACAAGGCGCTACAGGCGCTGATGGCGACGATGGTGCACAAGGTCTACAAGGAAACACTGGACCACAAGGTCCGCAAGGTCCACAAGGCGCTACAGGCGCTGATGGCGACGATGGTGCACAAGGTCTACAAGGAAACACTGGACCACAAGGTCCGCAAGGTCCTCAAGGTGCTGCAGGAGCTGATGGCGACGACGGTGCTACAGGTTCGCAAGGTGCTACGGGCGCACAAGGCCCTCAAGGTGCTACGGGCGCACAAGGCCCTCAAGGTGCTACTGGCGCTGCTGGCGACGACGGTGCTACTGGATCACAAGGTCCCCAAGGTGCTACAGGCGCAGCAGGAACTGACGGCAACGATGGTGCTACTGGACCACAAGGTCTGAAAGGCGACACTGGTTCTACAGGTGCACAAGGTCCACAAGGTACTACAGGCGCTGCAGGAGCTGATGGTGATGATGGTGCTACTGGACCACAAGGCAACACAGGTGCTACTGGTCCACAAGGCAACACAGGTGCTCAAGGTCCACAAGGCAACACAGGTGCTGCTGGCGACGACGGTGCTACTGGCCCACAAGGTCCACAAGGTGCTACAGGCGCTGCTGGTGATGATGGTGCTACTGGCCCACAAGGTCTGAGAGGCTACACAGGACCACAAGGTGGTACAGGTCCAATAGGGCTAACAGGTAACACTGGAGCTATCGGTCCACAAGGTGGTACAGGTAACACGGGGCCTCAAGGTGCTACAGGCGCTGCGGGAACTGATGGCGATGATGGTGCTATTGGACCACAAGGTCCTACTGGCTCTACCGGGCCTCAAGGTCCGAGAGGTTACTTTGGATCTACGGGTCCAACAGGTCCAATAGGGCTAACAGGTAACACTGGCCCTCAAGGTGCTACAGGCGCTGCGGGAACTGATGGCGACGATGGTGCTATTGGACCACAAGGTGCTACAGGTCCAAGAGGGCTTACAGGTAACACTGGCCCTCAAGGTGCTACAGGCGCTGCGGGAACTGATGGCGATGATGGTGCTACTGGGCCACAAGGTGCTACTGGCTCTACAGGTCCACAAGGTCCGAGAGGCTACTTTGGATCTACGGGTCCAACAGGTCCTACAGGTGCTACAGGTCCAATAGGGCTTACAGGTAACACTGGCCCTCAAGGTGCTACAGGCGCAGCAGGAACTGATGGCGATGATGGTGCTACTGGCCCACAAGGTGCCACAGGTCCAAGAGGGCTTACAGGTAACACTGGCCCTCAAGGTGCTACAGGCGCAGCAGGAACTAATGGCGACGACGGTGCTACTGGACCACAAGGTCCTACTGGCTCTACAGGGCCGCAAGGTCCGAGAGGCTACACCGGATCTACTGGATCACAAGGTGCTACAGGCGCAGCAGGAACTGATGGCGACGACGGTGCTACTGGACCACAAGGTCCTACTGGCTCTACAGGGCCTCAAGGTCCGAGAGGCTACTTTGGATCCACAGGTCCCGCAGGACCAACAGGTAACACTGGCCCTCAAGGTGCTACAGGCGCAGCAGGAACTGATGGCGATGATGGTGCTACTGGACCACAAGGAAATACTGGCTCTACAGGGCCTCAAGGTCCGAGAGGCTACTTTGGATCTACGGGTCCAACAGGTCCTACAGGTGCTACAGGTGCTACAGGTGCTACAGGTAACACTGGACCACAAGGTCCCGCTGGTGCCGACGGTGCCCTAAATGCTTTACCGCTTTCAGGTGGGACGGTGACTGGCACTGTTACTGCAAATAATTTTAGAATTGGTTCTGGCGGCGCAACCTTAAGTAAAGACCCCGGCAGCACTGCAGGTTCTCTCTATTTATCAATGGGCAGTTCGTCAGCTGGCTTTGCAGTTGCAGATGGGTACAGCCAGCGGTTCGGTGTCGGTGGGTCGTCTAACCCTGTAACACACGCTAACCAGCAGCTTGTTGTAAATCCTGGGACTTCAAACACCAGTGACGCCACTGCGACAATAATATCAAAGGGCAGTGTCAGCACCTCAACAGGCTATCATCCACAAAATTGGCATATAGCTTTTCAAAATGGTTCTGGCGTTGTAAAGGGCAAAATAACCAGCAGCCACTACTCGACTCAATACTCAACCAGTTCCGACTATCGCCTCAAGGAAGATGTGCAGCCTATCAGCAATGCAACAGAACGCCTGCTTGCTATAAACGCTGTTAACTTTAGGTGGGTTGATGGGCAACAGCGCAGTGATGGTTTTATTGCACACGAACTGCAAGAGCATCTTCCAGAAGCTGTTACAGGTGAGAAAGACGCCACAGAAGAAGTTACAGAAACAGTAACGGCTGAAGATGGAACAGAGAGCCAAGTGACCCGGACAGAAGACCTCCTTCAAGGAGTAGACCAGAGCAAGCTCGTACCGCTACTCGTCAAAACTGTTCAAGAGCTAGAGGCTCGCATAACTCAACTAGAAAATCTTTAGCAAGTATCTTGCAATGATTCCGAGGTAAAAATATGAAAGATGTTATGACTAAGCATC